TATAGCGTAACGAACGCTGTTCCAGTACATTCGCTACGCTTTTCTCAAATTTACTATTTCGCTATGTGTTTATTTTATGAATACAACCTAGTGTAATATCTTTAAGTAATGACTCCAGTCCATCACGGATGAGAGCCATAAGGGGTTATAAATATATAACATATACACATGAAAAAACGTGGCACCGTCACAACTACCAAGACCCGGCGTCCCCACGCCAACATAACAGGTAGTAAGCAACGGCCCACGTCTTATATATAGATTATATATACAAATAACGTGGGCGTATTGTTGCTATCGGCTCCCTGTTATGTTTATAAATTTGGGGAATTTAGGTCTTTATAGGAGACGATATCTTTAACGCCACAATGTGTGTCACGTCTTACATTCTAATCAGTGACTACGCGAATATACTCTCTTTATTTTATATTAGTAAAAAATAAGTCGTATTTTATTTATCTAATATTGATTTTTACAAGGGAAACGTTCATGCGCACGCTATAAACTCGACTCATTTTTTGGATATGAATCGAGATATCCCGTTGATTCTTCTTTGATTATAGAAGGCTTAGGCATATCCTCTGATATGAGCGCTCCTATCATGTCTGTCATCAATATATCGTCGTGATTGCCACGACCGGGAATATTCCCGTAACTACCGTCCGGACGTTGCTCGTATTTGGATGCCTCCTTATACATGCGCTCATCCGGGTCTATGAACATATCGTCCTCGAACGCCACTATGAAATTATCCACCATGTCCTGCTTGGTCTTCTTGTTGGTCTGGAAGCCTATCTTCTTGTATATGCCGTTCCTTATGTCCTCGGGATCCGTCGCCGCACGCATGTAAAGATTGGGGTAGATATCCTCTATCTTTTTCAGTATGCCACGAATATGATCGCCTTCCTCCACGAACTCGGATGCCTCTGATTTTTTCTTATCAAACGTATTGCTCTCGAAGGCGAGAAGGGCGTTCTTGTAGTATCTGGCGATCTTGACGGCTTTGTAGGCGAGCCAGTCATATCGTATATGACCGTGCCATCTGGCTACCACCTCCGGCTTTCCTCCGCTGAATCGTAAATTCCACCTGTTTATAACCGTTATACATGACGGGTCTGAGTTCTTGCTACGTCCACCGACATCGACGATGACAAGATACTCGTTGGATGTCCTTGTATCATCGGGCCTCTTCCAGATTCTCAACAGGCCGTTCGGATTCTTGGTGAGAATTATCCTCTTGGTCTTCTCTGATTGGGATATGTCGCCAATGAACTCCGGGGGTGATACGTATCTTTCCCGCATCACCTCGATCGTATAGATATTGAACACGAGATTACCGGAATACTTGAAACACTCGACATCATCGGAAGGTGCCTCGGATGCCATCGATGCGTGATCATGGAACGAGGCCCTTTTCTTGATATACCATTTGATGTGCTCCAGCGTAGCTCCTTTTTCCCATAGAGACCATAGATACTGTCCCGGCTCGCTATTGTCATTAGGGGAGGTCGTGACATCCCTTCCCTCTAATAGATCCAATGTGAAAAGCCGGGTCTCTTTCTTGTCCTTAAATCTTATCATGTCGTTCTCGATAAAGAAGAACGGTATGAATAGCGCCTTACGGGATGACGTGCCCTCCTTGGCCATTTGGTACTCATCATAGAAATAACCGGCCATGCCGTTAGCCGTAGACTCGGAGATCTCCATGGTCAACGGTCTCTCCAATATATTCGAGTCTATGTTTGTTATAACCTGCTCCGCCGATTTGCCATCCGTTGTTTTCCAGTAGGCTACCTCCGAGAAGTGGGCCATGGCATAGTCCATACCACGTGTTGACTCGAAATTCTCATAAGATGCCACGGTTATCACGTTATCACGTACCTTGTTCCCGGACGGGTCGGTGATTATGGAGTCGGACGCCGAATGCTCGTAAGGGGCGAATTGTAACTTGTCAACACCATATATAAATCCCGGGATATTATCGAGAACCTTTTTATACATGGCCTTGATACGTTTGGCGGTATCTTTCGTCTGGGCTATAATTACGGAATACCATCCTTCCATGACGAATAGCTGTATCCACGCCATATAGAGCTGTACCAAGGTGGAACCTCCCCATTGCCGGGCTTTCAATAATATTATACGGATCGGGACTCCCTTATGCCTCATTTCCTCCAGAACGGATAGCACGTAACGTTGGGCGTAATTAAGCTCGAAGGGGATCATTTCTCCCGCCTCTTTCGACTTGATCTTAAATAACGAGAAAAAGGCGAAGGACGGGTCTCTCGAGCAACGGGCCCAAAATAGCATGTTGGCCACGTCCTCCTCATTTATCCCATCTGAATCCGGGTACAGCTCGTTGAACCTTATCGTGTAGTCCTTTATGGAACCGGCTTTCAGGACATCCTGATACAGATCGTTCTTGAAAACCTCCTCGGTAAGCCACTGTACCCTTATGGGGTAATCATCTATGACAACCCTATGGCTATGCCCCTCCATTCCACGCCCCGTGAATTGGTCGTGCGTGCCGAATATATTTTTCAGCCTCTTGTTATTCTCGGCCAATATAGACTCAACCTCTTCCGTGAACGCTAATTTTCTGTATGACTCCATAGATGATATAGGCTATTAGGAATGACAGCAAGTGTATCCTCCAGTTGAATAAGGGGATAAACGCCATGACGATATTGCTCAATATTATTCTCCAAAGGCTTAGTTTATAGGCGTGATATCTGCGGGCGTAACATCCCATGATAAATCCGGACATGCCGCATGTAGGAACCGGCAATGAGGCTAGTGGTACGAACGAGGCCAAGACGCAAGACACGTAACCGATCAGGCATGTTTTCACACGAGGCTTAAACTGGAATAAGGCGATAAGATTTAATGATAAATGAAATATGTTGGCGTGGGTGAACATGTAAAGGAAATGGTCGTATGGAATGGAATTGGTATCGAAATAGAAATGTTTACCTGCGAGTTGGAGTATGACGCTTGTCAAGGCGATTATTAATGAAGGAATCAGTCTTTTTAGCTTACCTTCCATTTTTCCTTTCCCGGTTGATGCGTTGTATTATCGCCAACGCCCGTGAATAGGATATGTAAAAACAGGGGGCCGTTTGATAGACCGCGAAAGAGGTGATGAAATAAACGGAGCTTCCCTTGAATTCTCTCTTTTTCTCCAGCTCTTTGTAAATCTCATAAATGTCATCGATCATCTTGTTTCTGATCGATCGACCTTTTCCCTTGGTCTTCCCTTTCCTGATCAGCAGGATTCCCCTATACGCTTGAAGGGTGGAGATCCAGAACCTAGAGGCATGTGAGGATATAGCCCTCATTACCGCCTCTCGGTGGGATTTCACTTCCCTCATCTTCAAAGCACGTCTATAAGCTTCGTAAAGCTCCATGTCCCGCTCTGGGATGAAATCTACGCCATTAACCATAAAGAACGCTTGTTTTGGTGAACATCACAAAGATAGAAAATAGATCCACATGTTTGATTATTCTTAGGGTTCATGGGTTAAATAAAATAATCAAAATAACAAAACGGATATACCTTATTATTTTCCTTTGTCTAAAACAAAATCGATTAAGGTATGGCAGATATATCTAACAAAGAGAGATTCAGACAAAGATACGCCAAACGGAATCCGGATCTTAACATGGATGACGAGGAAGCTTACTATGGCTCGGTCAACCAGTTCATGGACGAGTATGAGGGTTACGAGGGAAACTCTAAGAAAATGCGGGAGAACCTATCGAAGAGTCCCGCTTTCGCCGAGTTGATGGTAGCCGCTAGGGATCAGGATGATTTCGATCCCGTTGTGTGGATGGTACAGAATAAGGGGCTTGACTTAAAAGCCTTGGCCGATGATCCCGATTATTCGCAAAAGCTGGCCGACGCTCATAACGCTTACTTGGAGAAACTGGCGAAACAGGACGAGATCGAGAAACAAATGTCGGAGAATATGCCGGCTAGCGTGGAAGGGATAAGGGCGAAAGCCTCGGAGATGGGCCTTTCTGACGATCAAGCGGAGGAGGTTATAGGCAAGATGTACCAAGTCATGGATGACTTGATCGTCGGTAAATTGGATCCGTCTATTTTCGAGATGATGGCCAAGGGCATGAATTATAACCAAGACGTGGAGGCCGCGCGGGAGGAAGGCGTTGCGGAAGGGATCAACAAGAAAGTTACCGACAAGCTAAAGGATCTTAGCGGTAAACAAGAAAGGCCAAGAGGAAGGCAAGGCGCACGGCAGGAGAAGCCGGTTACGCAAGACGTGAACAATCCTTTTTTATAATGAGAATAATAACAATTAATACTTTTGCGATGAATAAATTATTTAAAGACAAGATGTTTTGGGTCAAGGCTTTGTTCTTTGTCTTGGCTGTATTGACCGGTGGATCGGCTATGGCCGTGGAGATCGGGGAGAATGGAAGTGATACGGATCCCAATGAAGGCAAGCCGTTGGAGAACGCAACCCCGGATGCCGCCGGTAAGGGTATTGACCAGCAGGGGCAGGGAGCTACCGGATCGGCGGTCACCGACGCTGATCTAGCCGAGAACAAGGTGGAGGATTACGTGAGTAAATTTCAAGCGTACAAATATCCCATGCACACGGACTTTCTCAAACTCGCCAAACAAGTGCATGTCAACACGAAGGAACCGGAGCATTACAATATTGGCGAGGCTATAATGGATTGCGTTACCAAGGCGGAGGTGACCAACACGGATAAGGACGCAGAGGTAAAGCTTAGCTTGTACAAGAATGACGAGAAATTATTCGCCGAGTGCAACACTGTCTTGGTAGACGGGGTTACGGGGTATGATGAGAAAGGAACATCGGACGGAAGTCCTCTGGTGCTTTACGTCGTTTCCGCGGATAAGGCTAACGGTATTATGGTAGCGGCTCTTAATGGCCCGTTGGATGATGGAGGAAACATGTATGTCCCGGATTTGAAAGCGGGTACCGGATTGCATATCATGGCACCGGCCATGAGTGAGAGTGAGGTGGAGATCGCCCCGGATTCCGCTTATCCGAAAAAAGAGATCGCTTATTTGCAGAAGAAGGTATGCCCTATCACGTGGACGGAATTCTTTGAGCGTATTAATAAAAAGGCGAAGTGGAACGTTCAGGACTTGAAAGATTGGACCTTGTCTAATTTCCGCAAGAAATGTACACGCACGATGTTGATCGGTGTCGGCACTAAGTCTTTGAAATATGGTTCCAAGAAAACCGGTACCGAGTATGTGTATTTCCAGAAAGGCGTGTTGAGACAGTTACGGCTGGGATACCAGATCGGTTCGACGTTGGAGTTCGCCGATCTTATCGGTATCACACGTATGCTTTTCGGGAAGTACTCGAACACGAACGAGATGGACGTGTATTGCGGCACCAAGTTTATCGAGAAACTTTTGAACATTGATTTTACCAAACATAAGGATATCTCCTTTGTCAAGAAACAAAATATCGGCATTGATATCTCGTCTTTCGAGACCACTTTTGGTAAACTTAATTTCAAGGTGGAGCATGCCCTTGACGATCTTGGCTATGAGGAGTGCGCCGTGGCTTTCCCGATGTCCGAGGCTAAGCGTTATTACTACCAAAAAGGCAAGACCCTGACCGTGGATCATTCCAAGGGAGAGGGAGGAGAGGTTCGCGAGGCCAAGTCCCAATACTATATTCAGGATGATTGCTTGATGCTTACGGGTTATAACTCCATGTTGATCGGGCCGGACGTTACGGTTAGCGGATACAAGCTATCCATGCTTGACACGGTCGTTTCCAGCGTAGCTTCCCTGAGTTCCGTATCTACCCCGAAAAAGGACGATGTTGTCTATTTGACCGTAGCGGACGATACGCACGCCGTGGGATTGTACGTATATGACGGTACCGAATGGAAACCCTACAAAGGTGAGATAAACGTGTAAACAGGATATATTGTTAAACAAGGCCCACCGATATGGTGGGTCTTATAAAATTAAGCGAATGATCACGAAAATATATGAGCTGGTAGGCAAGGACAATTGCATGCTCCGTACCGTATACTGTGGAACACGGGTTAGCATGGAGTTCAAGGGAGGTAATTTCATCAATGGAAAGAACGCCTTGTTACGGACAAGCAATCCTTTCGTACAGGACGCTATAGAGAACGATTGCCGGTTTGGCAAGTCTATTCGGCTAGTCTCTACGTTAAAAGAAGATAGTGACTCTAATGCATCTGTCATGAGAGGCGAGAAAGGCGAGGAAAAGCTAGTGAAAGAGGTAAAGACCGTAAAGAACGTGAATGACGCTATAGACTATTTAGCGAAGATGGGCTATAAAGTGGAGAGCGATGAGATGCTCGATGAGCTGAAAGATAAATTAAATATATCGTTCCCCAATATGAAATGATGAGAATAGACGTGAGCGACATAGTAAGCGAGGTCAAGATCTGCATAGACGAGATCGGGCTTAATGACGCAGAGTTCCTTGGTACTCAAGATAACGAGGAAATGGATACGATTATCAAGTCCAAGATATCCGAGGCGTTGCGGTTCGTGAACGGGAACGCTGACTGGGGGTTACTGGAGCCTAACATGGTTATAACGGATGGGACTATAGATGATGATCTTGTCGCTCGTGTTGAGCTACCGGATAACTACTCACGGATTTGTTACGCAAGGCTATCATCATGGCCTTTATTTATTTCAGATCCTATCTATTGGAATGACAAGGAATACGCCACGTTGTCCGATCCATACGCTACAGGGACGTGGGAGAGGCCAAAACTGGCATTGACCATGAGGCCGGGCAAGACATTGGAGCTGTACAAGGCTAAGGGCGCTTCTGACTCGTTCGAGATCGGGATCATAATAGACGAGGAGGTCACGGATAGCTTGAATATAAGCTCTAAGTTAAAAAAGGCGCTGATCTATTATATTTCCGGCCTCACGTTGCTCACATACAGGGATCAGCACGCAGACAGCATGTTTAATCAAGCGTTGGTTCTTATGGGGGTCAATCCATCCGGGGCCAACTCTAATCAATAACAAGACTATATAATCATGGTATACATATTCAAGGACAGGATCATAAGGATAGAATGGACGGTGTTGAAAGGTATCAGCAACGTGAGAGAGGATTTCAGCCGGGCGTTGTTTAAGTTATTCCTTATCGGCAGGAGAGAGCGTTATTTGGTGGAGGTGGATTCGTTTGATAACGGCACTATCAAGGCTACCATCCCGCAAGGTCTTGAAGAGGGATCTTATTCCATTGAGTTGATCTATGCGAAGAACTGGGATTCCCTGAGACGTGGCGAGATGGATCCTCATAGACATCCTGTTGATTGCAAGTTCAATGACCGTTGCCTTATGCGTACCAGAAAGGATGACCTGTTCTCTATCACCGAGTTCGAGAGCGAAGCCACTAATATAGGCGAGGGGGCTGTCGTATTGAAAGTAAAGACCTCTACAGCCACTTATGGCTACGATGGTTTGTCCTCATACGAGCTGGCCGTATTACGTGGGGATTGGAACGGTACTGAAGGAGAGTGGCTAAAGCATGAGCGTTACGTAAGCGTTCTCGATTCCCGTGGTGATAGCGAGGTTGATACCATGAGCCAAAAGGCCATTACCGATGAGCTGGAGGCACAAGACAATGCCATAGAGGATATTCAAGAAGAGACAAACCTCCTTAGTGATCGTGTAGAGGAAGCCGAGGAAAAGGTCAATGACATGGGGGATGTGGTCGATGAGATCAAGAGCCACGCTCCGGTATCTGCCCGTCCCGTCGGTTTCAAGCCGGATATCGACCTCACCCCGGAGATCACGGTAGACCGTGCTTGGAGAGACCATGAGGGTAACGTTATCCGTGACACGTACATTACCCGGAGGGGATTGCGGAACGAGATAATCGACATCGCTAACCAGCAAGTGACGGACTTGAAGCCCGGTTCCGTCGATCCGGACGATCTTTCCGAGGCGACCAAGCAATTGATCGGGAACAAGAGCGTCACCAACCTCCCGGACGAGGAGGATATAACCGTGACGGATAGCCAGACCTTGAAGTTGAAAGACAAGGAGTACGCGCCGAAGGATTACTCCGGAATGGGAAGGGTGTACCTTCGGAAGCATTACGTTAACGGCGTGAACACCCTCACTCAGCACATGATGAGAAACCCGAATACCATCTACATCATCCAGTACGATTACTGCCTAGCCGGGCAGACGATCGAGGTGCCGGAGAATTGCGTGCTACAGTTTGAGGGAGGGAGTTTGAGAAATGGTGTTTTGATTGGATCAAAAACACATGTAATAGGTGGTATATATCCTTTTAATAATATATTAAAGAAAGGTAAATGGGACTTTGCAAATAATCTTACAGTAAATTACTTTTCAGGTAATAATGATGCAGAAAGACTTCAAGATGCTATTAACTTCATATTAGACTGTGAGTATGAAGATATAAATTTCCCTTACTTATCAATAGATAGAGATATAGATTTAACAGGTTACACTATATTGTTGCATAAGGGTTCTGGAGAAGGTCAATTTCCAAGAAAACCTATACATATAATGGGAATAAACAATTGTCATATTACGAAAAAGGATGAAGGGGCAATGTTTATGTCTGATCAATATGCTTTTGGTGATATTTATTTTAGTAATTTATATGTTTCTGGAAAAGATATGGATACTAATACTATTTTTCTTAAATGCGCTACAAATTATAGTGATAAGCCTGAGGTTCAATCTACTACTATAATAAGGGTACACTCCACTAATAATTTCTTTACAAACTTAGGAGGAGTATTTATTATAGATTCTGATAATCCTAATTTTAGAAAATATATGCAGTCTATGAGGCTCATAGGTGATACTTATTGGTTGTGTGGTACTGTTCTTAAATTCCCATTTATGTATGATATTAAAGTAGCAAATATAACTTGTGAAGGATGTCATAGATTTATTCATAATATATGGAGTATTTATGGGTCAAGTGATTTAGTAGTTAGAGATAGCGTTATAGAAGGATTAACAGATGCTGCAATAACGATCAATTATATTAGATGCTGTTTGATAGAAGGGAATTATTTTGAGGCTGCTCCTATATGTATAAATATTCAAAGAATAAATGATGCGGGAAATATCCTCACTATTAGAAATAATACTGTAGGTCTTGGTAATAATCCTGAAAATTACCCAGATTATGATAAATGTTGTTTTATTTATGGACAATATAATTCTAATCAGTTTTTGGAAATATCAAATAATCAAATAAGTGCTCAATCTAAATATGATAAGCCTTGCTATTTTACATATTTAACAGGATTTCTTCCTAAATCAAGACCACTATATAACTCTAATAAACTTGGTAATAATATTATTTTAAGCAACTGTGATTTATTTCATAATAAATCTAATGATTGGAAAAGTAAGTCTTTAGATTATTGCTTTACTAAACAAAATATATCTATAGGTGCAACCTCTATAGAACCTCTCAAAAGTATAAAAGTTAAATCTAAAATATTTTGTGGTTATATTGGTATTTTTGGATATTATCAATCAAATAACGCTTTAGGAACAATAATAAAACATTTTAATCAATCGGAGACTTACATAGGTGATGCTTCGGATTTTCCTTATAATAATGTTGTTTGTTGTTTGGGGAGTGTACATCATTATTTTTATATAACTGACCCTTATAATGAAGATGGTGTCTCTACTGTTTATATAGTAAACACCTCTCCTAAAACTCAGATGATCAGTGTTGAAATAATGAACTATATGGCTAGAAACATTGAAACGACCTATGAAATAAATGTAGATCCTCCAGAGTGCGAATTTACTTATGATAATGTTTACGAAATGAACAATGCTATTGAAGTAGGAACTGCTGTACAAGATCTTCCTATGTTACCAAAAAATAAACATGGGATGTTTTTATTTAATACTAATTTGGATCTTCCAATGCTATGGAGTGGTAATAAAAAAAAATGGTTAGGTTTTGATGGGTTTGAGTTCAATAGAAGAGTAGGAACAACATACAAAAGACCAACATTAACAGAGATTGGAGTTCCTTATTATGATACAACTCTTAATAAACCCATTTGGTGGAACGGCAATAACTGGATCGATGCCACCGGAGCTACCGTATAACCATTAAAACATCATAAACATGAGACAATTCATATACACGATCATCAGAAAGATATTCAAGCTCGTATTCTCTATCTACAAGCCGAAGGTAAGGACATTGTACAAAGGCCGTAAGAACATCGATCTTTCGGAGAGCGGCGATCAGCGCATAAGGGTTGGTAAGCCTTTCTCTCTGGCCGGGAACATCTACAAGCTGGATCAGTGGGATAATACGAGCGTATTCAAGCTGGCCCTTTACAAGAAGGAAGGCGAGGATTGGGTAAAGGCTAACGACCTAGACTTGATCTTGAGGTTGAACGCTGGCTACAACATATTTTACGTATAACAACTAAAGCAAGATACATCATGGAAGAGCGAAAAGATATTTGCGAGGGTTACGAGAGGGATAGCGTACAGCAGCTAGACAAGCTGGCCAAGGATAAGAACGAGCGTTTCCCGATCTATCCGTTGACATACATTCAGGCCGTATATGACGCTAGGACGAAAGAGAGGCTTGATTCCATATTGTGGAAATGTAACAACGTGTATTTGCCTTGGATGGGATCGGCTGGGGATACCCGCATACAATTGCCTTTCTGGATGAGAAGGAAGGGTATCATAATCACTTACAAGAACCTTGACGATGAGACGATAACCGAGAAGCTCACCTATGATCTTTGTATCGCCGATGATTTCTTCCGTCTTGACTCCTCTTGGACTAGGATAACGGACGCCCTTCCGGTCGGGGGTAACATAACCATAGGCTCTAACGGAAATTGGTTTCAAGATGGCGTTGATACCGGCTTCAAGGCACAGGGACCTAAAGGGGACAACGGGCTTACTCCCATGCTTCGCACGGTTAATAACAAGCTGCGATACTCGTATGATGGAGAGGTATGGTATGAGATCTCTGAGTATATCGCCGCTTGGTTCCGCTTTCAAGACAATAAGATCCAGATATCACGGGATCAGAAAACATGGTCTGACCTGTCAAAGCCGTTCACGCAAGACCTATATATAAAGGGGTATGTCGCTACCTCTTCAGCCCTGCCCTCTACGGGCGTGAAACAGGGTGATATCTACATGGTAGGCCCTACGTACGCGGCTGAGGACACGGGACATAAGAATCCTATATACCGGATGTACGTGTATAACGATTCAGGATGGGTGGATAACGGGGTTTTCCAAAGCATAGCCGCCGGTGTGGTTCAGACGATCGGGAATAGCGAGACGGAGGTCATGAGCCAAAAGGCTGTTTCATCCATCGTCGGCCTAGACACGTACCCTGTCTTCTCCGATACCAAGCCCTACGTAAAAGGCGAGATCGTTAATTACGGCGGTCTCTTGTACGAGTTCACGGCTGTTCATGAGGCGGGGGCGTGGATTGGCACGGACGCAAGGGAGACGAGCTTGAGGGGGGAGGTAAGTAATGTTACGGACAAATTTATCGTTTTAGGAAGTACTAATTTCATTAAAGATTGTTATGACATAACTAAAGATGAGAATATAACTATAACGCCTAATGGTATAATTAAAGATAATAATACATTTGATTATGTCGGTAAATCTGTTTACTTTGGAAATAGTGATTCAGGATTACTTGATTTTAGGTATATATTGAGTAATATTCCAGAATATGTTGAATATGGAAGAAAAATTAAGATTATAGCAGAAATTAGTGTAAAAGGAACTCCAAAAGGAGGTAATAATCAAATCAGAATTATTACTAACAATAAAAATGTAATAAATCATACTTCGAAAGAATATAATAAGGATGGAATATATAAATATCAAGCAGAGATAATATATTCACAAGAGATTAAATCTATAGGAATTTTTATAATAAGATATGTGGAACCTGCTTCAATAGAGGTTGGTAGAGTATATATTGGGTACGATAATTATGGTTCTATCATAGGAGATAATAATATATACAATAATATACAAAATATATATTTAAAAAACATAGAACAATCATTAGATATAGAAAATAAAACTAATATTTTAGGTTCATATAACTTTATTAGAGATACATTTAATATTGTTGATAGCAACTGTAATATTTTAAATGGAGTAGTTGAAGAGAATACTGTATTTAATTATAATGGCAATGTTTGCAAATTTTATGGTACAGATAGCGATGTGGTAGATTGTCGTATAATATTACAAAAACTTCCTGATGACGTAAGAGTTGGATCTATGATTAAAGTTGTTGCTGAAGTTTTTGCAGAGGATATCCCAGATAAATATTTCGTCAATTTTAGTGTTTTAAAAGCAGGAAGCTCCAGCAGACTGAATGAAAAAAAAATAGTAAATGGGTATTCTGTATATAAATCTGATAGTATAGAAGTTACTCAATCCATGAAAGATGCCATATATTCTTCTGTTGTATTATTTTTACCAATTCAAACATTTGCCTATCCATGTAAAATTACAATAGGAAGAGTTTATATTGGATATGATACTAATGGAAGCTCACTGGGTGATTACAATATATACAAAAGATTAAATTCATTAGATGATACTACGAAAGATATCACTAATAAATTGAACTCATTGAAAGTTAATAATTCTCATAACTTCCTTACTTCACCTACAGATGTCAATAGTGATGTTTCCGTTGGAACATATAATGCGGAACTTGCTGAAAATACTATATTCAACTATGAAGGTAATATGTTCAAATATAGTGGTGGAGAAGATATTAAAGATTGTCGAATATTTATGCAATACATTCCAAATTGGGTAAAAGTTGGACAAAAGATTAAGATTTTAGCAGAAGTTTATATAGACGGTGTTTATGCAAATTTTAGAAAATTGGTAGCAAATCAAGTTGTAGCAGGTGTAACTACTATGTATAGAGGATATAATGTTCTTGAATTTAAGGATATAGAAGTTACTGAATCACTTAAAAATGCAAAAGTAGGTGCTTTGGGAATTTTTACACCTCTACAAGCAGGTGATGTGACGGTCTATATAGGAAGAATGTATATGGGCTTAGACGGAGAGGGTTCATTTATAGGTGATACTAATTTGGATAAAAGACTTACGGAGTTAGAGAATTTCAATATAAAGGAAAAAATAAATTATTTAAGTAACGCCAATTCGCCTAATTTAATTGTATCGCCAAATGGTGATAGATTTATACTATCAGTATCTGACTCTGGTCAAATATCAGCAAGTAAAATATCTTGCAAGAAAATATTATACCTTGGAAATTCGTTTGTATCTCATATTCCAGATGAATCAAAAGGTTGGACACCTACTGAGGCATGGGGTATGGCTGCTGAAACAAAGGAAAAAGATTTTGTGCATAGAATTGATACCATGATTAAATCTATTATCCCTAATGCGGGAATAGCAGGAATAATCAACATTGTACCTTGGGAAGGTAATACTCACGGTTTCGAAAAAAGCAAATTAGATTATATACAAGATATTGATTTTGATTGCGTTGTATTTAGGGTTGGAGAAAATGTAAAAGAATGGGATGATTTTGACACACAGGCTATTGATTTGCTTGATAATCACATATTATCTGGTAAAAATAATATACCTGTGTTTGTTTCCTCTATGTTTTCTGTTGAAGCTCCTACTAACAGTATTAGTCCAAAAAATGAGGTATTGAAGAATATAGCGAATCATTATCATACTCCATTCTCTTATATAGGTGTTAATACTGGTACTCAAAATAATATATATAGTGCTATATTATCACCAATTCCTCCTAAATCGGATGGTACAGAATGGAATAAGTCTGATGTTATGTCAAGTGTACTTAATGGACATCCCGGTAATATTGGCCATGATTTTATTGCTTCAAGATTTTTCAATTCCATAAAACTATATTATAAATATTAAATATGTGTTATTATCGTTATATCTCCTACATATCCAACCTCGCTAACTGGGTCAAGTCCATCGCCATAGCCGCCATTGTCACGGCGATGGACTTCGTTTCGCCGATCGAGAACTTCTTGGTGGTGATCCTGTCTCTGGCCTTCATCGATACGTTCTGGGGGTTAGCGGCGGATCACGGGGATTTCCGGAAGAGCAAGTTCATCCGTAGCTGGTTATACATGCTTGTGTATTTCCTGATAATTATCATTTCGTTTTGGATAGGCGTGATGATGGATATATCGGAGGGTAACGCCAAGGCTTTCGTGTCTTGGATCACGTGGGCGATGATATGGTTTTACGGGACCAATGTCTTGAAGAACATAGGCAAGGTATTCCCGGATAACAAGGTGATAGCCTTCTTGTATTGGGTTGCCGCCGTGAAATTTATCAGCAAGGTCAATTTCTTGGATGAGTATAACAAGACAAAGAATAAAAAAGGCTCCCCAGATCCAAAAGGATAGGGGAGCTGGTGTGAAATCATCGCTGACCATATTTCTCAATAGGGCAGGAGATAAGTAATAAAGTACACAAATGTAATAAAGAAATAACAATGGCAGAGAAAAAATCACCTAGAGGGTTGAGAAACGCAAACCCGGGAAACATCCGGATCAACGGAGACTTGTTCCAAGGCGAGATACGTCCGAGCAGGGACAAGTCGTTTAAGCAGTTCGAGACGATGGCCTATGGATACAGGGCGGTATTCCGTATCCTATCTAATTATCGCAAGAACTACGGACTGGATACGATCCGCAAAATGATAGGTCGCTGGGCGCCGGAAAACGAGAACGATACGGACGCTTACGTTAAGGCCGTATCCGATTACGCCGGTATCCCGGCTGATGATCCTATCAACATCAACGATCGTGAGCAGATGATCCGGATCGTGGCCGGGATGAGCAAGGTTGAGAATGGGAGAGAGGCAGATATGTCGGATGTTATTGCGGGGTGGAATCTGCTATGAAAATATGGTTCGTCATATTATTATACATTCTATGTGCCTGTGGAACTTCCAAGAAATCCACGGATACGGAGAGGCATGCCACTACAAGTGTCAGTCTATCGGATAGTATCTTTAAAAAAGACAGCCTTTCGGTCATAGAGCGGATATTATCTAACGAGAGATTGAGCGCCCGGATCTTGGTCGTGGAGTGGTCTTCCCCCGATAGCGTGGGGAACCTGTATCCTGTCAAGACATCCGATATAACCATAGGAAAGGAGCGAGAGGAATCAGGCGAGAAGATCGTTTCGTCCGGATCTGATATGACAGAGGTGAGGACGAATAATGAGACGGTAGTTACCGATGAGAGAGAAACGATAAACGTGGATAAGGGAACGAGGCTTATCCATCCTAGGGTATGGTGGTATCTGTTGGTAGGAGGAATGATTGCGGCCATGTTATGGTGGATCATTAAAAATAGAGGGTGATTTAATATTGATACATAGTGTTATCTAATGACTCCGAGAGGACGAGTTGGCGGGGAGATAAAGAAAGAATCTCCCCGCGAATTAAAACGGATCGGAAGTTTGTTTTAATTATCGATGCACGACGGGAGAGATTCTTTGTTTCTTCTGCCGTGCATTTTTTTTGCCCGGCTTTGATAGTAAAACAAACCACGAAATAAAAAGTTCATGAATAAGGTTGAAATTTTTTACAAGAAAGTGATAGAGGCGGTATGCAAGGAGTGCGGGACCGATCCGGTAATGATGTTTAGCAACAACGAGGAGCGCAATGTTGACGCTAGGGGAGTGGCTATAACGATACTGGCCGATCGCAAGTTGAGCGACAATATCATATCCGATCTGACGGGGATGACGAGGCAAGCCGTCAACCGGATGCGTAACTTGTACCCGGACAGGATCAAGAGGAGTTACTATCTGAGGAGGACGGTGGAGAGCGTCAAAGAGGAGCTATCCGGTACGGTCTGAGGGTGCGTTATGTTATATGACATGTGATTTGTCTATAAAAAAAATTTCATATAACAAAATTTTGTGCGACATTTGCGGAACAAAAGGTGATTTTTATAGCCTCGTCAAGTAACCAGCCTTGGCTGAGGCTTTACTTTTAACACCTTATATCTTTAAAAATGTATATTCTAAATAGATCATGAAAAAATATGACAGCGATCGTAGGAGTTTTAAATAAACATGCTGTAGCTATTGCGGCGGATAGTGCAATTACTACAACGGGTCTATCTAGACGAAAAGTCTTTAATCGGGGGAATAAAATATTCACGTTGTCTAAATTTCATCCAGTAGGCGTTATGATTTATAATAACGCTGCATTAGAGGGAGTGCCTTGGGATGTTATAATTAAACTTTATAGAAGGTCTTTGGGAAATAAATCTTTTCCAAAATTGGAGGATTATAAAAAAGATTTCATAAGATTTATCTATAAAAAGAATTTTTTTATAGATAAATCAATTCAGTTAAGCTATTTAAGTGCGTCTGTTCAGTTTATCATTACTAATCTTATCGGGAATGAGGCTGGTCGATTGTGTGGAGGTATAAGGGATGACAATCATGATGATTTTTTGTCACAGATGAAAAGATTAATGAGACAGTATTCTGATTCATATTCTTCCGCAAAACAATGTGAGTCTCTAAGTGGTTATAAGATTGATGATTTCGTTAAGTATTCATCAAAAGTTTTTGATGATCTAATCAATTCTCTAAATCAGATATCTCCAGATAAGGAATTTAGGGAATATGCGGAGACTCTTATTTTCAATATGATAAAATCAGAGCATGATAATCTCCCTTTTACAGGTATAGTTTTTGTTGGTTATGGTGAAGATGATATATATCCTAAATTGGATCCTGTTAATATTTCATTGGTCATAGACAACAAGCTTCGATATTATGATGATATAAATAATTCTGTTGAGATATCGGATAATAATTTATCTGCGATTCAGCCTTTCGCTCAAACTGATGTTATGGATACAGTTTTACTAGGTATCGATCCTAAATTAGAAAAGTTGTTTATTGAAAATTTTAAAAAGACGATAACTAAATATGGAAACATGATCGCAGAAGGTGTAGATAGAATTGATCCTCAAATGGCCGCCAAGATACGGGACTTGGATATAAGCGGAGTTGTCAATGAATTTAGAATATTGAATAGGGAATTGAAAAGAAAGCAATATATTATACCTCTAGTAAGGGCTATCTCTTCTTTAGAGAAAGAAGATTTAATAGATGTGGCAGAAAGTTTGATATCATTGACTTCCTTAAAAAGAAGGATGACCTTTGAGGAAGAGAGTGTGGGCGGTCCGGTAGATGTGGCTGTTATTTCTAAGGGGGACGGATTTATTTGGATAAAAAGAAAACATTATTTTGACCCGAATTTAAATGATCATTTTTTTAAAAACTATTATAGATAATACATATGGGAACGTTATTACAGTCTGATGCAGGTTATTTGTTCGCTCTTGATAATGATGTTATCATGAATGAACCTAATGAATTGGATGCCTATATAAAATCAAAAAGGATCCAAGAAAGTAAAGATTCATTAGAGGATGGTATGAGCTTTGATGAAATATCGGAGGTCGTTTCCAATAGGTTAGTTGATCTTATAAAAAAACAATTAACAAGGGAATAGTATTCTATATTTCTTTATAACAAAAAAGCGTTGTCAACACAAATTGGCAGCGCTTTTTTGTCTCATTCCCTTCCGCAAAGAACTAGCAACAACCTCGCAACAAGCTAGCAAGGAGATATTTATTTAGCAAGGCACTTCTCTTGATTTTTGTCGTGTCCGGTAATGGTGCCGGATTAACGACAAAAATTAAAGATAATGGATAGAAATTATTTTATCGGCACTCCCGAGGGAGGTAATTCCGGTGGAAGTAAGTTTGACATCATGGCCTTTCTCCCGAGCTTGATGGGCGGTGGTGGAAAATCGTTGGACCCCAACTTGGTAGCGGCGTTAATGAACAACAAAGGCAACCAAGACGCTTGGGGCGGAGGCGGTTGTTGGTGGATATGGATCATTCTCCTATTCTTCGTGTTTGGGGGCTGGGGTGGAAACGGATTTGGAAACAATGGCGCTAACGGCCTTCCTGCTCAATTGAATAACGACGCAGGTCGTGAGTTACTGATGAACGCCATCCAAGGAAACGGTACGGCTATCAGCCAATTGTCATCTTCCTTGAATTGCTCTACCCAGCAATTACAAAACGCTATCTGCCAGATCCAAGGACAGATCCAGAGCGTGGGTAACCAAGTAGGCATGAGCTCCCAGCAGATCATCAACGCCATTCAATCCGGCAACAACCAGATGTTGACGCAGATCGCCGAGTGCTGCTGCACGGTTAACAACAACATCACCAAGATGGGCTATGAGAACCAATTGGCTAGCTGCAACCAGACAAACACGCTGGTGAATACGATGAACAACAACACGTTGACTCTTCGTGACTCAGGCCTGCAGAACACCCGTGATATCATCAACGAGGTTCGTGATTTCAAGAGCCTGTATCAACAAGACAAGATGGATCAGACACGAAAGAGAATGTTGCTGGCGAAACGGCTTAAACGATCATCCTCGCATTTGGTTAGACCTCTCCCTTATCAAAGGGACACAACAGGTACAGGGTATATGTGGATAATCTTATTGTTTTTCTTATGGTGTCCACTCGTTAATAATGAAAAAAGGTAAGCAACATACAGAAAAGAGAGAATCCTCCAAATGCGAACTAGATCGGTTGGTTGATTCTCTCGATTTCGAGCCTGTCAACTTTCATGAGGTCAAGGCTAGGATAAGGCACCTGATGAGCATAGAAGGGAAAAGAAAGTGATATTACACTTTATCCTCTATGCTGACATCAAGGCTTGTCGTGCCTTATTGAGCGCATCTTGATTAACCTGTCCGTTGATTGCGTTCATTTGATCAGCTGGGACAGCTTGGATATTTCCACCTTGCTCAACCGCTTGTTTGTTGGATTGAATGGACTGAAGTATCTGGTCTGATCCGGGGTAATATGATAGTGATAACATTTGCTCCGCGGAAATGGCTCCGGCCATCCATAATTCCTTCACCAAGTCGTTTAACATCATTCTCGCTACCGGAGATTCAGCGGATTCCTTGATGTTGACCTTGAAATCTATATCTTGGACTGTCTTCGGGTCATACTCATTATAAGTGGCATAACCCGCGGATCTCTCCATCGATATGTTCCTTGGGGATTGATAGTATTGATGGATCGTTTTCATCTTTTTACGAGCGATCTCGGCCTCGAACGTGGAGAACTTGGTTAGTAACGTAGCGATAGATGTAGTGGAGTTCTGTGTTTCCATGGCGTATCTGCTAGCTGCCGTTGATCCCGACGGGGTTTTCCCTTGCAAGGCTTCCGACACGGACGTTATATCGTTTATGAAACTCAATTGTAATTGCAATAGCTCCGTGGTACCGATATTGGTAGAGTTCGATGTTATGACCTCCGGTTTGTTCCCGCTCTTGGACGGCTCGTAAAAAATGAATGATCCGATCTCAACGAATTGCTCGGCGAACTCACGATTGGACATCCCGTCCGGAACGGAGTCTTTAGGGATCATCTTTACTCCCTTTACCGCTGATTGGATAGCCAAGTCGTTAAGCATGATCAGCCGGTTGATGTATCGTTGCTGATCTATGATAACGGAAATAAAAGGAACTGTCCTCCCATTCACCAAATAGTGTAACTTATAAACATAGGGGTGAGACTTATACTCATAAGGCGTGTCATACTCGGTAAGTACACGTCCGTCCGGTGATAGCATCTGGAAATGCCAATATTGATCTATTATATAGGTGTATTCTATCAATGGGACCTCCTCCGGTGGTAATCCCTGAGATATTCCCATACGCATACGATCCTCGTTCTCTCTCTTGATAACAGGAAGATCGCTAAGCTCTATCCTGTATATAGGATCATCGGTATCCATGATATCCACGCAACGGTATCTAGGCTTGTTCTCCAGTGTCCAAACATGGTAGGTCCGGCACAGGTCGGCGGCGGGAGGCGTGTCAAAAGACTCGTCCATGAAACGATCCGTCTGCTGGGTTCCCAGATTTTCCATACGATTGAGCCAAGGTGAGTAAATCTCCTCCAATTGCCTGTAATCATACTCGGACTCCGCTAATACCGAGGCCAGCTCGCCTAATGTATAGTCACGGATCTCCCCGATCAAGGAATCATCCCAGTGCCTTGGATCATTGGCTTTCGACTCATAGAAGAAATAGGAAGGGTTGACCACGTAGGTGTAGCTGTCCTCTATATCGTCATGGCTAGACCATTCCTCCGTCGCCACGGCGCATCCACCGCAAATAAACTCTATCATCTCAGAGGTGAGGACATCTTTCATAAGGTTATTTTCCCAGTTGGTCTGTAAAGCGTCCGTCATCATCTGTGACTTGGTATCCGCGTCTTTCTGCCGGGCGAAACATACGGGAAGGGTAGCGGTCTTTGCGTATAACCCCGCCAAAGTATTTACGATCTTGAAAAGATGATTGTTCTGCAAAGCGACCCCTCCCGTACGCCTCGCTATCCTATCGCGTTCCTTCATTCTTCCCCCGTCCTTGTCCACCACGATATCACCCCATTGGTCACCGAACACGTAACGGAAATTACGAAGACGGGTGGCCCTGAAATCGCTAAGGTTTTCCCAAGCGTTTTGGCACCTAGACAGTAAAGGTATGTTGGTCTTGTCCGTGCCTGATATCTTGATGCGGTGCTTGACGCTATCAACCGTCGTGGGGCGTCGGGAAAACCGTGATTTAGGAATAAGCCGTTTCATGATTGATCTTTTTAATCGCAAATAAATCGAATAAAAGCACTTGGTTTTGTCAGAATAACCAAAATAACAAAATAATCATACCTAAAGCCCTATTTTTGCCAGAAAAGGATCACAAATGACATATGAGTTTGAATATATAAAGGCGATAAATAAATGCGAAATGCTATCCAGCTTCGAGGGACGTGATCTCTTCGGGGATAGCGGGGAAAGCCTATATCTAAAGATAAAGATAACGGAACAGGACAGGCCTCTTATAAGGACATATCTGGAACAAGCGGCAAGGTCGCTGGAGGAAGGCATGTCCAAAATCATAACCTCTTCCGCTTACTCGGAAGAAGGGTTCGTATGGGAGGTCAGGACGGAGGATACACGTTGGAACGTCAACAGGAAATTGGACGAGAACCTGTTGGACGCTCTGGTTGGTTATTCCATGATGAGTTGGCTTTCCGATCGGAAGCCTGATAGGATAGGGGTTTATAAATCTTTGTGGGAGGATATGTCCGTCATGTGCGTGAAGAACATATACAGGAAGAATCCCCCGCTATTAAAAAAAGCATGATATGGACATAAATCTAGGTTGGACATATTTAAAGCATGACATAGACCAGTGGACGTGGAGGCTGGGAGATATGAGAAAGGAGGATCCCGGTAAAAGATTCTCCTCGCAGTCCGATGATAACGAGGCCGATGATACTTTTATAAGACGCAAGATAGAGGAGGCGGTGGCGACCTTGAGGGTATCCTTGTCCGGTATCTTGGAGGATATACCCGGCGATTCGGATGACTCATTGGATACTGATGCCGTGAATTGGGTGTTGCGCATGAAGGATCGTCGTGGAGGATATGATAGCGAGTCATTGGCGACCTTGGCCCATAAATACGTGGTGTGGTTCGTCCTTTGGAATTGGTGCCTGATTTACTTTGAGGAACTAGCCGGAAAGCTAGAGGAGGAGTTAAAGGGTATAGCGTCCATGATAGAGGAAACCGCCTATTCAAGGAAAGCCCCGCGAAAGTGCAAGAGGAAGCCGTTTAAGGATATCGATGATGTCATTGTTGATGATGTCATTATAGAAACAGGAGAAATATGAGAGACAGGGAAATCATACAGCCACGTGTCGATATGCGTGGATTTGAGTTAACGATAACGCTATTGAGGTGCGAGATTGAGTATGACGTGGATTTCGAGACATGGAAGGTTGGGGATGTATCGGGCCTTCCCGGAAAGGAAAGAGCTGGGCTGGAGACCTCAGAGGAAACGGCGGATTGGATGTTTCGTCAAGTGAATGATGCGTTGTCGGAGGCTACCGGCCATTTACGGGCGTTTTCACCTTGGGTTCAGAGCCGCGCCGTAACGGACGAGGTGAAGGATGATAGGGAATGGATCATAAACTTGGTGATGGAAAGAGGATGGCGTGGGGATCCGAGGAGATTGGCCGTTTATATCCACCGTTTCGTGGTTGATAGCGTATTATTTTTTTGGTATAGGATGGTAGATCCATCTAGGGTACAGATGTACGCCTCTCAAAAGGAGGTGGATAGAAGAAATATCATAAACGAGGCAAGGGAGACACAGGTTAAGGATGTTTATTTCAAATTATAGATCATGGGAAAAGGTTTTGAGAATGGTCACATGAAGATGGGAGGAAGGGAGAAGGGAACCCGGAATAAGAACACGGAGATAAAGAATTTTTTCCGTGATTTCGTAATCGACAATCAGGAAGAGTTCAAGAAAGCTTTCCTCAAGTTAAAGGATAAGGATAAATGCGCTGTTTATTTAAAGGCTAGTGAGTTCGTGGTACCAAAGGTATCCTCTATAAAGTTCGAGGACGCTAAAAACACTAATTCCGCTATTGAGTTGTTGAAGGTAGCGGCCAGTTACAAGCAAAAAAAATGACATATACCCCCGGCTAGGCCGAGGGGTACTTTAACGCATCCTCCAATCCCTTCTAGTCTCGAATCTTACTCTGGTTCCTGATAAAGTGTCTAAATCATACAGGTTTGAGAAATAAACGAGCCGATAGTATTTAAAAGCCCTTTGCCTAAGAGATTTAAGCCGAGACCAATTTTTCCTATCTGCGCTTACGAATACCGCTATCTTGATTTTTGAGGACTCATCCTTTCGTAAACCCAACGTCCTAAGATCGACTAGTACCTTCAAAGAGAAAGGATCTCCTAACGTCAAGGCACGTGTGATCGCTATGCCTTTTCTGGTATCTTCCGAGACATATTTTTCCAGTGAGTACAAGGCGTTACCTATTTGCACTACCGAGCTTGGATAATCTTGCGCCATGGCCTTGACCTCTTCCCCTACGAAAGTGGAGAATTCCCCGGTGTCCAAAGAATATACATAATGCTTTCTTGTCCCTTTGGGATAAATATGCAATAGGGAATTCGTATAATCATAGGCAATCTTACAAGTTCGCAATGTCTCTACGAAAGTTTCCGTGTCCGGGATGAACAGATCGCTAAAATCCGGGTTGACATTAAAGAATGTCTCATCAATATTTGCTCCTTCCAACGATGACGATAAAAGGCTGATATCGGAGCCTTGCAATAATTTAAGGCCACGCTCGGTACTGAATACTATCGAGGAATCCAGTTGCGTGATACTATCCGGATTATTGCAAATATCCCTGCTTATAGGTTGGATGGAGGAATATAATCCAGCATCCGATAATTGCAAAGCCCATATCCCATCGGAAGAGAAAGCGTATAAGGGGAATTGCCCGAATTGTCCTTGGGACAGCGCTTTCGTGGTGGATCGGATACCTATGATCCCACCGGTTCCCACCGTGTTTATTCCCGCTAACGGAAAATAAAACGGGTTGTTGACCTCGGACGTATATATCTTGTTTGGCATATTGACCGACTTGTCCGTTGATATTGGTGTGCTATCGCTGCCCGGTTTAAATATGATCGGGGCGTATGAGTCGAAATAGTAAGACCCGTTCAGCGTGTTATGCGGAGAGAGGGTAACGATCGCTTGGTATCCGTCCGAATTCCGTGTTATCACCATCTTGTATGCGTTAGCGTTGGGGTAATATAGGTAATGCAAATTGATACCAAGGTTATATGAGGAGGATGTTTGAACGACGATATCCTTTTCTCCTTCTCTTATGAAAACCTTTATGCTCAACGTGCTGCTACCGTCGTTGTACGCTACCATAGACTCCGGAGGATAACCATCAAATAGTATCCTTTTTATATTAGCAATATTTAACCGCTGGTTATAAGTATAGGAATAATCAGGTATTAGCCAATCTAAATTCTGGTACCCGTCCGCGTCAACAAGTTGCTCTCGATTTTGCAACGATTCCAGCACATTATCCTCTAAAGTGAGAGAGTGTCTTCCACCCCCGTTATAACCACACAAGTCCTCATACGCTATGCTTGCTACTTTGTAAAACAATGAATTATCCGGCACCTTATTATCCATGGCCTTTCCGGGTAAGACGAGTTGATCGGTATAACCTGATCCCGGCAGGGCTATGGATAAGGCTTCCTCGAATGTATGCCTATTGTAATATCCTCCACCTATAGAGTACACCCCGAAACCGTTATCGTCTGATATCTTTTGTGCCCCATTAATCTCCCCATAATAATCAAAGGTGTATATTGGCGGCGTTATGAATATATCAAGGCTTTTAACTATATCCTTCCACCATTCCCTTTGATTCCCCATTCCGCTGACTTTGTAATTAATGGAGCATACCACTGAGGATATAATGAAGTTTACAATGATCTTTGCGTCAAAATCCTCTGTGTCCACATCAATAGTAAATGGAACGTGAGGAGTTACTCCGGACGATGGTATCATCAGTATTGGGGCTGATTGCATGTAAGACGTTCCGTCATATAGTCTATAAGCGTAACGAATAAAGAACGGATATATAAACATACCTCGATCTACACTTCTCTCCCTGATAAATTTTGAGACATATCCCATCACTGAATTGCTGATGGTTGATAGTTGATCTTCCGTAAAAGATCCCTCATAGGGAGGATCGACGGATATGGATAATTGGTCGGTTTTATCCAATGATCCTATCAATCCGAATGACAGGGTAGGGAAGGGGGGCTTTTCTCCTAATTCTTTATAAAACCCTCCATCCCAAAGTAAATATCTTATAGGATCTTCGCTTATTACAATCAAGGTGTTTCCTATGGACGTGATAGCTTTGGGTATTTTGTCATATTGGTTCGCTCCTATAAGATGGGTCGTTCCGTCCGTATTCGCATAACGTAAAACATTCGTCTGGAAAAAGATATAGTGAAGGAAATCCTTTGTCCGATGCACGTACATAAGTATCGATCCTTCCGGAAGGGTTATGCCTAATTCTTTCGGAGGCTGTATATTCACCAACTCACCATTCTTGGGTATCAAATTTACACATTCTGATAATTCCCCCTCGTTTCCGATAGATGGAGAACGGTATATCCCGTAGGATAATGAAATATCTTGCTGTTCCATTTTTTGCGATAAAATTATATGATATAAGTAATAGGTTTTGACATATTGATCAAAACCTATTGCATTTAGGTGGCCTTGATGTGCCTGTTATGATGACATGTGTTTTTTTACTATATCCATCTTACTGAAAGACATGGATAGAATCCGCATCGCATCATTCTTTACACTAGTCAATACCTCTACGTTGTCTTCAAACGGGTTCAACGATCTTATGACAGAGACAATATCCCGCATACAATAGCAAACCAACAATACGTACGATCCCATGACCTCTGAATTGTTCTGTTCAGCGGCCTTATGCAATACTTTGTCTGCGAATCCCATCTTAACCATATTACCGTTATCATCTTTTTGATACATAGGGATATCAACTCCCATTTTGACCTTGATAAAATCAGTTATGGGAAAATTAGCCTTTGCTTGTAGGCATCCGTAGAGCCTCTCCAAGTCTTTCGGGCTGGTCTCTTGAACGATATCAGTCCAATCGTCACAGACCAACTCCCTTATGACTGAGTAAGGCTCAAGCCTGTCATTGGGGATATCGATGACCTTAACGCTCCCATCCTCGTTATAGTCATCGCTATCGCCGCCATATTCATTAACGCTCTCGATACGTTTCGAGGAAGCGTAATATTTCCAGTTCCCATCAAACTCTATCAGGTATTCATCCAGTGTTCTTATCCATCCCTTCAGCTTGTATATGGATTGATGCAGATACATTTCCCACAAGCATGTATCATAAAAAAGATCAATGTAATATCGGCTATTCTCATCATCCTTATGACGAAAAGTACGGGGTGCGGATACGATTCTCGCCATATCCAAATTCCCTAACACCTTATTGAAAAAGTTGGCCAATAAACTGTCATCATCTATGCGTGATAACAGCTCATAAAAAGGTTTATCTCTCATTAGGCTGAAATTTTAAGGTTATACAAATCAAGGATGAACTTCTTCCCGGCCTCCGTCCAATACATATGCTGGCGTGTCTTTATCTCACCATTGCTATCCGTATATGGATGTGGCTTGTGAAAGGTAAGCCCCTTGTCCCTGTATTTAGAGTAAAGAAAGTATGTGCCGCTTTCCTTGTATTGCACGCCCCACTCGCAAAGCGGCTTGTTTAATTTGATGTCGGAGATACCGAGGCATGAAGCTATCATATTAACCGTTAGATAACCCTTGGACGAAAGAACCTTGTCGCAATATTCCGCTTTTGGTGCGGATATCCTTAATTCTTGCGCTTGCAGCTCTATCGTGGCTTGTTTATGCTCATTCTCGATCTCAAGCGTTTTTAGCCGTTCCTCTTTCCTTAATAGAGTGGCTTGCGCTATGGTCAATGCCCGTGCCATGATCTCCTCCGGGGTATCCTCCGGTTTGGCGACCATGTAACCTCCGGTCTTGCGGATTGAAGGGAGAACCTCGTGTGTTATCCAACGAGAGAAAGGTCTAGCTTTTGGGCTATCGCTTTTTAATACCGCATCATACATCCCGGCTTCTGATACAAATACCGCTTGTTGGGTTCTACCTAAACTATCTATGATGTCCACCAGATGGACGTCATCTTCATCTAACCTGTTCTTCACGTTTCTGCTATTCGCTATATCGACCGCCTTGCATATATCTACCAAGCAGAACAAAGGGTTCTCATTAGTCCCGGCTACTCTCACTTCACCGAAACGATCGTTCTTGAATATTTCGATTCCTTTCATAATACGTAAGTCTTTAAAATTTCTGACAAAATAATTTTCAATTTTGATTTACAGTGGGGGCCAAAACAGCAACCCCCTTTTTACAATGTGATTAATGATTTAACTGATTGATTTTAACTTTCTTAACTCGCTGTAAAGTAGATATATTGTCCCGACATCATCCTTGAAAGTCTCGGAACGTTCCTCATTCATGGTCATGGAGTAATTAAACAGCAGGTCTATTAAAGACTCGCATAACTCATCCGGAGTGATGACCTTGGAAAAGAAATCATCAAGACCAGACAGGTCGAAATGAATCTTATCGATCATTGCGCACCTCCTTTCTCCATCCCAGCTATAAGGAATGCGAATATCAGTAAGATCAACGCCTTGACATAGCCCTTGGCATCGTCAACGCTTTCACACTCGCATACACCGAACGGTAATACGTTAAACACTTTGGCGACATTTCGCCACGAAAAGAACTTTCCGGCTCTTACGGACACAGGTACGGGCGTACCGGTGGCTTGAATCGTTTGCTTCATCTGGTCTTCGCATTAGATGAATAAAAAAAAAGAGCAACCCCTCATAATCCTAGTTTGCGAAGACCACACATATCGCAAAGATATATGAACGGATTATGGGAGCCGCTTATGCTTCTCTCATTCTCTATTAGCCCGCTCGCTTGCGGTGCCTGTATGTAGTTGTAGCGCCGCAAACTCACGAATTTTCCCGGAAAAGCAAACGATATCTTCTATTCTTTTTATTATGAGCCTCCCTTGAAGGCTCGGTTAATACTATTCCTCAGATCGAGTATAGGCATCCAATGGGTAACACAAATTTTATCACCATTAGTATCATACCATTCATTACATTCTCTGCAATACCAACCCTGTTGTAAGTATTTAAAATAATCAGTACACCAGCAGCCAGTTATTACCAGATCTTCATCATCAGGTAACTTATCTTTTGTGCTTATCCACGGGAATTGCTTTGCCTGCCATTCGGCACCTGCAATAAATCCCTGATAATACGCAGGGAATGCACTACCGCTACTCCTGCTTTCAGCGAATAAATGAGCCGCTTCTTCTACTGTCTGTCTCTTATCAATATCTCTTTCCATTGTTAATGCTTATTGTTTAAATATCCACATTCCGCAAGCTTACAGAGCATACCATAGGCTACATTTAAGATTGTTACATTCTCGTTGAAATAGAACGATAAATCCTCTAACACCTCAAACTTACCAAATAAATCAATTTTATCATATCTGAAAATCATTTCTGATATGTACCAATTCAATGTATAGTCATCTATCTGTTTTGGCATGAGAGCCAACATATCTTGCAAGGTAAATGTCTTGCCACTCTCATTATACTGTTTAGCATAAAAATTAACACAGACTGGTATAAACTCGATTTCATCATCTTCGCTATAATCACAACTTGGATGGGTGCTTATAAACTTCATGCTTGCACTGCTCACGTCAACACCTAATTTAATAAGGTGTTGCATTTGTTCTACTGATAATACCTGTTCATTCATAATCATTCAGTTCTATAGGATTTACCACTAAATTTCTCATCGCCATCTACCAATATATGATAACTGATATAAGGCTTGTTCTCTTTATCGTTATGCTCTTTGCGCTTAACTCTCGCTTCTTCGATTGTATCACATTTACACATGGTGTATTCGGGATAACCATCGAAGTATCTTACGACTCTATATTCTTTGCTCATATTTATTTATCTGTTAGGAATTTCTTATTCAAGTGACCTCTCTTGATGAGCCACTCTATAGCGTCAATCACATTGTCCATCAAGTTCTCCTTGTTGAAGGAGTTTGCGCAAGTATAAGTCTTGTCGCCTTCCTCATCCTCGATCTTGTCCGATGCGTACATGAGTTCAACGAAATTTCCGGATAGGTAATAAATCATTCCGTCTATATCGTCTTGGTACGATTTTGGCATCATGTCTATTAAAGCCGAAGAGACCAAGCCGGGAATGCCATATCTTGACCCACGTGCCCTTCAATCCTTCTATATTCAAATGCGACCGGACATTCGAACTCGTCAAGATACATGTCCGCCGTCTTCGGGTTCATCCCGGCCTCTAATAGCCGGGATGATTGTTCTTTTGTTGTGCAAATTTGATTCATATTATAATTCGTTGTTAAAATATTCCTTATTATCCATATTTACCCCTCCTGTATTATGACATCCCCATCCTTATCCGTGAACACGTCCACTAAATCGTAGTAATATTCCTTATCCGACGTGCGGATCATTACCTCCGCTTCCGGGTCTTGCTCTTGGAGTAGAGCTATTAGTTCTTTATTTCTCATGCTAATTTTTCTCTTGTTGATTTAGAGGGGCATTCCATGAAAGGAACGCCCCGGATAGATTATTAGTTCTGCTCGGCAAGTTTCTTGAACTCCCCAAGCAACATATAGATCGTGGTGATATCGTCCTTGAAACGATCCACCGTTTCCTCGTTTATGCACCATGAGTAGTTGAATACCAAGTCCATCAGTTGGTCGCATACCCCGGAGGGCGTGGCGATCTTATTCATGAACTCGTTGAAAGATGCGAAGTCGTATTGTTTAGCTAGCATAGTTCAACTCCTCCATCTTAGAAAATCCTAATACGGACATAAGAGAATCAAATTTGTCCACATACCACTCCGGTTGCGTTTCCTTCGGGTTGTTCTTGTTTATTTGATTCTCTCCGTATTCGAGTCCTTTCTTGGATATGGAGTTGAAATATTTGGTCTTCCCTTTAGAGGATTTACGGGATATACGTTCGATATATCCTAGCTCGATAGCCCTTTTGTAGAATTGATTCCGTGATACCTTGTAACCTTTATCGCTGAGTAAGTCAGTGGCCGATTTCATTACGCCCTTCGACGGGCCGTAGTCAGGCAAGGGCAATCCAAGAGGGGTGGCTACTTTCTCAAGCAAAGACAGCTTGGATACGTCATTGAGGTTCAGCATCTCGCTTACGCCCTTCACCCATTCTATTCCGGCACGGACTTTTGTCGGGGTGACGGACACAGGTCTGGATTGGTTAATTGATTTGCTTTCTTCCAGTTTTTCCTCACAAGCGATAAAGTAACGGCGGGCTTGCTTACCTTTCTCGCTTCTTTGGATCATTGATACTTCTTTCGCCATGTTTAATGTCATTGCGTAATCTTGAAGTTCTTGATTCGCAAGGGTGTTAAATACTTTACACCCTACATAGTCCTTGTTTTCGTCGAAACCGTACTGTAGTTGTCGGTCAAACCAAGACTGGAATCTTTCCGTACAACCTAAAAAGTCGTACAAAGCTCTTGCGCTAACGGCTCTTTTTCCGTTGCTTTCTGTGATGGGGATTAACGCCCCTACGTTTGTTGTAATTTCTGTCATATCGATAGTCATTTTTTGGCATTATAGGCAAAGAAAAACGGCTTGCCTTTCCCGTTGACTATCACCTCAAGAGGCTGGTGTTCCATTACAGTTCACCACGGGGGTACAAGCCATATATCTTAGATACAGCGATCTTACAAGCATAAAAAATACCCGCTATATATGGCAGGCTTCCGTCTGCCTCTTGAGTATGATAGTCGCTGCAAATGTACCACTTCTTTCCAAAACGCCAAATAAAATCCTTGAAAAAATCACCCTGCTTTCTCAAAAGCCTTATTGAACACCCTCGGATCAAGTATCGCATTGCTTATCGCCGTGAACGCCTTCACGATCCCGGGCTGCTCATTTAAGTTTATTCTCACGTCCTTCCCCGTGACCTCGCTTGATAACCGGTCGCTCAGATATTCCACCTTGTCCAGTGTCAGACAGGAAAGGGGATTGTACGCCAATGGGACGATCTTACGCATCCTGTCGCCGAAATCGCTTATCGTGATCCTCGACATCTGAGCTAGCATGTTTATCGTTGATGACAGCGAGGCGATCCGGTTCGTCATGCCCGATACCCCGTGATCCAGCAATATCTGGCTGATCGTGTAGTAATACCGGTCTATATGAGGCTGCACGTCCTCCTCCATGCTTTGCGTAATCTCGGCTAACGCCTCCTTGTTGGCCTTGGCTATCCGGAAGATGTTGGTGTTATAAGCGTCTATCTCTTTTTCGATAGCGTTGGCCGTCCGTTTTGCGTTATGCCTGTAGTGCTCGCTATTCCTCATGGCTTCCATGAGCGAGACCGTGTAGTTATACACTTGGTCGTTCACGAAAAGTACCATGTAGGTTAGCGATGTGACAAGGCCGTTCGTGTCCTTGTCGATCTCTTCCCAATCGTTGTATTGTCTCATATCTCATACCTCCTTAGTTTTAGCAAAAACCACGCTATCATGATCCGGCCTCAGATGGGCCATGCAAGCCTTGCTGTACTCGCAAAATCTCGCTCCATCGTCCCGGAAGACGCATCCCCTGCACGGGACCTTGTTCTGCCCGTTGTAGTACGGGCTGTATTTTCCCACGACAATTTTCATGTCTCCTACCAACACGATCAAACCGATAGGGGTGTTTCTCAATCTCTCTGTTATTTCCATGTTACTCTATATCAGTTTTCTTTACCATTAACGGGTATGTTTGAATCATCTTTTTGAATATTCTCGGAAAAAGCCTTGGCTAATGTTAAATATTCCGGACAGGGCACGGCCTTGCGCCCCCATTCTTCCCATTGCTCATCACGCTTTTTGCGCTGTATTTCCCGATCGTAGGCTTCTAGCTGTTGGCGGCGATAAACCTTGAAGTCTATCAGGGCACGGCTTATCATCATGGGGTCTACATTGCCATAAAAAACGCCAAATGATCCTCCCTTTAACATGTGGAAAAACAATAGCAATTCCGAGGCTTTCAGAAAGTAATACTCGGTCTCAATGATCCCGGCAAGCTCTATCATTTGGTTTGTATCTATCTTCCCATTTACGCCAGTGAAATCGTTAAGGTTCTCCAATTGAGCCATTATCCAAGCGGATACCTGCTTCTCTGGGTAAGCTTGCAAGAGAGTGGCTATTGAAGGTGCCTCCCCCATGAATGATCTTTCCTTGTTCTGGGCGCAAACCTTTTGCAGCGAAGGGTTGAAGGTCTTAGCGAAGCATAATCCATCACCGTAACGCTCAATCACTCTTACCGCAATCAGAGAAGGCTTCTTGGAAATATCCGGCAAGTCTTGACTTTCTATCCGTATCCCTATCTTGTTTACATGTTCCATTGCTATTTTCGTTTGATTTGATCCTCAAATTAATTTTGAGCCAAGACGCGAAGTGACTCCTTGCGTCTTTGGGAGACTTCATACCAACATCCCGGCAAGCCATATCCTTGAAGAATTCGTCCAGATAGTCTTTGAACTGAGAGGTGCTTATGTATTGCTGCATGCATACCGTCTCGATCCAAGCGATATTAGCCTCCAAAATCTTTTTACACTCATCCAAAGGTTTCTCAACCAAATCAGGGTTGAATCCGGGATGAGATGGGGTGAGAGGAGAGCCTTTAGGCTCGTTTTTCTTATTACTCTCGCTAGAGAGTAATTCTTTTTTTTCTTTACTTTACTTTTACTTTGTGTACTTTTTGCGGAGTTTATTGGCTTTTCTTCGGAAGAAATAAGCTTTTCTTCGGAAGAAATAAGCTTTTCTTCGGAAGAAATAAGCTTTTCTTCGGAAGAAATAAGGGAAAATTCCGAAATTTCACTATTTCTTCTGCACAAATCGCAGATCTTTTTATACCGTTCCTGTATCCCTTTCGAAGTCAATATTCCATCAGACACATATAATTCATTATGAAATAACCCCAGCTTCAAGCAGCTATTAATCACCTCTAGTATATACGCCTCTTCAAACCCGGTTTGTTCCGATATAATGAATGGCAACTCTTTGTCCCACCTCATGTAGTACCCATCTTTGTAGATAATACATAGCAGGAGAGCATATACTGTTACGGCTTTACCACTTTGATACTTGATCAGTTTTCTAATGCGAATGTCTTGGAATAAATCAATATCGAAAGGGAAATAGTCAAGACCGTTTTTTTTGTTTCGTCCCATGCTTGTTTCTTTTTAGATATGCCATTTTTTATGTAGTTTTATTTTTTTAGACAATACAATATACTCCCCGGCCTAGACCGGGGCTTTTAAAATTTAATACGTGAGTAGGGTAGGGCTATTTGATAGTCCTCTTGATCTCGTCCATCAACCTCTCTGTTATCCTCTTGTCGTGCCACTCGTGCCATTCGGTGAATAGCCCCCTTTGCGGCGATGAAGAAGAAGCATGAGTTCTTTAGCTCCGTCTCTTGCGAGGACGTGATGCGTGACCATCTGAGCTGTTCTTTAACGTGCTCCAGTTCCTTGGAAAGCCGATCGTTCTCCTTGGATAGGCGGTTGATGCGGATAGTTTGTTGACGTACTGTTAGAGTACTCATAGCGCACCTCCTTCCAGCCCGGCGATAAACAAAGCGGATAGTAGATAGAATAGCGTCTTGGTATACCCCTTAGCGTCTTCTATGGTTTCACACTTGCATACCTCGCAGGGTAATGCGTTGTAAAGGTTGGCAATGGTTTGCCAAGAAAAGAATTTAGTTTTCATCTGAGTGTAGCAGTTAAATGAATTAAACAAAAAAGCAGCTCTACATAATCCAAAGTTGCTACACTCATACATATACAGAGATATATAAACGGATTATAATAGAACTGCCTATGCTTTCTATTATCTCTAACATCGCTCGCTTGCGGTGTCTATGTATGAAGTAGCACCGCAAGGATACAACTTAAATTCAAAACGCCAAATGATTTGCTTTAAAAATATAGGACACGCATCCTAGTGATGTGCTATAGTGGTGTCGGTTGAGATGGATTGATAACCTCATTGTCTCGTTTTTGCTCTTTCCATTCCCTGAACTCTTTTAACTCAAGCAAAGAGTGGAAACCTCCTAGAACGAATGAATATACCATTGGGAGTTCTTGTATCGTATATCCTCCAGCCTTGCTTAAAAGAGACATCCTCAGTTTGATGTCTCTTTTTTCTCTTAGATAGTTTAAGATTTCTATTATCATGATTAATCATATTGATTGCTTTTTTTTAATACCAAACATATTGAAGTTTTTTTAGAGCCACGGGATATATCCCGGTGGAATGTTATCCTTTTCCTTGAATCTTTTTAGATGCTCTTCCACGTTCAATCCCTCCCTTACGAGGATGATCGTGTTCTTGTCAACCCTTACGGGTATCCTCTTGAATTTAGGCTCCGGGAGTATATCCCCGTTTGCCTTCGTGTTCGCTTTGATCGTTCTCATATAAGTTATCGTTTATAGTTGTCACAATACCGGAAAGAGTTCGCTACCCTTCCGGTATTCAATATTTCGCACCATACGGCCAGACCCTTGTGATGCTTGCCGTGCACGCAATCGGCGCATCTGATACGCTCGGGTTGCTTGGTAGGTTTCTTAGCCATTCAAGTAGTCTTTTATAAGCGTGATGAAATCGTCCAGCGATCGGCATATCTCATATCTGTACCCTTGAGCCTCTACCGCCTTCTGGAATGCCTTCTGGCTGTCCTGTTGCCGGCCTTTTCTTGTCTTCATTTCCACGTACAGACCGTGATGGACGTTATTTGGGACTGACAAAAACAGATCGGCGACCCCGGCCAATGCCCCTTCCGCTTTCAGTATAGCCCCGGTTGCTGTGTCCCTCCGTCCTCCGTTCGGGACGCTAAAGAAGCATCCTGCGTATCTCGGGTATTGGAGACGGAAGTATCTGACGCAAGCTTGCTGGGTCTGTGATTCGATATTCCTCATTTGTACTTGTCGTCTATCAAGATCAATACAATAAAAATTATCGCTAGGATAGCGAATATGAACGTTATCACCCCGAAGGATAATAACAGGCTTTGAAAAATGTCACTCATAATCGTAATTGTCAAAATCGTCCGGATCGTAATCCGGAATGTCGTTACCGAAATCCATGATTGTTATTTGTTGTTAGTGGTATCAGCAGGATTCGAATCTGCATCTCCCCGTCTTTTGGCGAGGTGGTCTTACCATTAGACCCATGATACCATGTTCCCCGCATATCCTCACGGACGGCGGGGATAATCATTACTAAACTAAATCTAATACCATGAAAAACTCACTAATATCAATATCAAACCTCTAGCTCTTCAATTAAGAGTTGTCCACATCCCATGAACCATACTTGGGAAGCTGGTGATTTCTGGAGCAAGGCGATCTCTATTGCGGCCTCCTTGAACTTGCTCTTGTCATGCCCGGCCTTTTGCCTGATGAAGGATTGCGTTCTCGTAATGAGATCTCCGTCCCCTTCCTTGGGATCACGGGTTATGATATCCTTGCACTCTCTCATCTTATCCTCTATTGATTTAGAGGTGTCGGACAATGATTTCTCTATCTCTTTTTTATCGATATCTACAACTCTCTTATTGACATCCGCGTTGAACGGGAATACGTCCATGATCATTGTCTCCGTGACAGAGGCTATGGTGTAATCCGCCATTGTCCCCTTCACGCCTTCTTCTAGCACGGTTATGGCCTCTTTTAGACTAGAGGCTTGAGCAAGCATTTGTGCGGCGGTTTTCTTTTCCGCTCCGCTCTTCTCGTCCAACGTGATAAAATAAACCTTGATCT